GTAAGACCACAGTTGCTCGTGCTTTGTGTGAGGAACTTGGTGCAGATTATATCATTATCAACGGTTCAGATGAAGGCCGTCAGATTGATACATTAAGAAACAAGATTAAAAACTTTGCTTCAACTGTATCATTAACTGAACATTCAAATCATAAAGTGGTGATTGTTGATGAGGCAGATTATATGAATGCCGAATCAGTACAACCTGCTTTAAGAAACTTCATTGAAACATTTTACAAAAATTGTAGATTTATCTTTACTTGTAATTACAAGAACAAGATTTTACCTGCTCTTCACAGTAGATGTACCGTCATTGACTTTGCTATTAAGAACGGTCAAAAAGTAAAGACAGCACAGGCATTATTAAAAAGGCTAGGCAAAGTCCTTGATGATGAACAAGTTGAATATGATAACAAAGTATTAGCTGAACTGATACAAAAATACTATCCTGATTTCAGACGGACTATCAATGAACTACAAAGATATTCTGTTAGAGGTAAGATTGATAGTGGTATTTTGTTTAGTTTATCTGAGGCAAATACAAAAGAACTTGTCAAAGTCTTGAAAGAAAAAAGATTTAATGACATGCGTAAATGGGTTATTAACAATCTTGATAAAGAACCATCATCATTGTTTACCACTATTTACGAGTTGATGTATTCTGCTTTAGATTCATCTTCTATACCTCAATCAATATTAATCATTGCTGGTTATCAGTACAAGTCTGCTTTTGTGGCAGACCAAGAGATTAATATGGTTGCGTGTTTAACTGAAATCATGGCTAATTGTAAGTTTAAATAATGTACGAGTTAAAGGATTATTTAAAGGCTATCAATGAAACCAAAGAACCATTGTTAGACACAGAGGATATAATGTGGGAGAAAAAGTATCCTACATTTATTATTAACAGATGTTTGTCTATGTTCTATGATACAATTATGCATAGTAACGAGATGAATGGTTTACATTTTCTACCAAAGCGTATGCAATTTCACTATTTTATAAATAGTATCAGAAAGAAAAAGCGATTTGGTGGGAAGTGGCTTTCACAAAAGAAAGTCAAAGACCTTGAAGTAATAAAAGAGTATTATGGTTATAGTAATCAAAAGGCAAAAGAAGCTCTTAACCTACTTTCAGATGACCAGATTGATAAAATAAAAATTGGCCTGAAAAAAGGTGGGAGAAAAAGATGAGTGAAGTTACTATAAATTGGTCGCCAAGTGATATGTTAGAAGTCACTATTAAGCAACCAGACGATTTCTTAAAAGTCAGAGAGACATTGACTCGAATTGGTGTTGCTAGTAGAAAAGACAAAACACTATTTCAGAGTTGTCATATCTTACACAAACAAGGTAAATATTACATAACACATTTTAAAGAATTATTTGCTTTAGATGGTAAGAACTCTACCTTAACTGAGAATGATATTCAAAGAAGAAACACAATAGCATTATTACTACAAGACTGGAATTTAATTGATGTTGTTAATACAGCATTAGTAGAAAACAAAGCGCCGTTAAGTCAAATTAAAGTTTTACCATTTAAAGAGAAGAATGAGTGGAATTTAGTTGCTAAATATAATATAGGCAAAAAACCAGAAGATAGTGCAAATGCAGGTTCAACCGTTTAAAAATTACTTAGAAGAAGCTACAGGCAGTAAAAGATTTTTGCGTCTGCTCATTATTACAGATGAGCCAGATAATGCAAAAGAATTTCATACTGCTGATAGACTTCAAGAAGAATGTAAGAAGTTAAACTATCCGTTTTATCTATTTAAATTAACAGGTGGTTATACCACTTTTGAGGACGGTGTTCGTAGATTTCATAACAAAGACGACAAAAAAGGTTTTGAAGTTGGCGCTATGACCGTTGCTATTGTTCGTGGTTCTATTACACGAAAAGATAGTTGGATGGACTTTGTATCTATTTTAGAAAGAGCTAATGCAACATTAGTAAATCCTAGAACTACAATTAATATATGTGCAGACAAATATAGAACAGCATTAAGACTTGCTGATTATGGTTTGACACAACCTAAAACTAAATTAATCAACGACCCCGAAAAATCAAATGAACAAGTTGCTGACGCAGACATTAAATTTCCTTTGATTATGAAAACCTTACGAGGCAGTAAGGGTGTTGGTGTATTGTTTATTGATAGTGAAAAAGGTTTAGATTCTATAGTACAATTAGTTAATAAACAAGATGAAGACGCAGATTTATTAGTACAAGAATATATTAAAACAGACTATGATGTAAGAGCTCATGTATTAGGTGGTAAAGTATTAGCGTCTATGAAACGACCAGTTATTGAAGGAGATTTCAGGTCAAATGTTTCGCAAGGTTCAGAACCAGAAAATATCAAATTAACAGAATTAGAAATAGAAGAAACTTTAAAGGCTGCTAAAGCAGTTGGCGGTTATTGGACTGCTGTTGATTTTATACCTAGTAAGAATAGAGAAAAAGAACCACCTTATTTTCTTGAAGTAAACTCATCACCTGGTACTGAGGGTATTGAAAAGGCCTCAGGTATGAACATTGCAAAAGAAGTTATTACACATTTTGCAGATGGAGAAAACAGATATACTGTTCCGACAGAATGTGGTTTTAAAGAAATTTTAACTATCAAACCTTTTGGTGATTTAGTATCAAAATTTGATACGGGTAATTCAGGCATGCCAGTTATACATGCAGACAAATTTAAAATTAATGGTAACAAGATTACATGGACTTTATTAAATAAATCTATTACAAGTGATATTGTCCGTAAAGAAGAAATCTCTGTAGGTGGTTTAAGAGATTATGAAGAAACCAGATATGTGGTCAAACTTGATGTAAGTTTTGCTGGTGGCTTTTATAAAGATGTAGAATTTACCATAGATGATAGAGAAGATAGAACACCTATCTTACTTGATAGAGCATTTATGAAACGACTAAATGTTATGGTAAACCCACAAAGAAAATATGTGATAACAACTAAATATAGTTTAGATTAAGGAGAAAATATGAGTGAAGTGAAAGTGATAAGACTATCAACAGGTGAAGATGTAATTGCCAAAGTTGATAGAGGTGCAGACTATGTTACCTTAGAAAAACCTTTTGTAATTATTCCTCAACAATTAGGACCTGGTAAACCGGTTCAGTTGATGATGAGTTTATACAATGCGTTTGGGAAGGGTGATAAAGTCGAGGTAGCAAAAGATAAAGTGGTTTTTATTACCGAACCTAAAGATGAAATCAAAGCCTCTTACGAACAAAACACAAGTAAGATACTCACACCAAATAAAGGACTTATAACAGAAACTAAATTACCAGTTTAATGGTAAAAGTTAATTTTATAAGAGATACCGAAAAACTTTCGGTAGATATGCCAGCTGGTTATACTCTCATGGAGGCAGCCAAAGAATTGGATTTACCAGAGATACCTGCCGATTGTGGTGGTTGTCAAGCATGTGGTACTTGCCATATTCATGTAGATGATGTATGGTGTGATAAGTTAAAGATAAAAGAAAACTCTTTAGAACAAGACCTCTTAGAGTACGAAAAGAATTATGTTGAAGGCAAGTCAAGATTGGCCTGCCAGATACAATTAGATGATAGTTTAAATGATGTAACGGTGAAATTGATAAAAAATGAACTTCTATAAAAATGTAATTGAACATAAAGGTAAACTTCTTATTCGTGGTGTTTTAAACGGAAAAGACTATAAAGAAAAAATTGATTATGGTCCTACTCTCTACGCCCTAACACAAGAACACTCACAATATAAAACACTACAAGGTCAGTTTCTAAAACCGATTGAGTTTACTAATATCAATGCAGCTCGTAGATTTCGTAGAGATGTAGCAACGCAAAACTCTCCTATCTATGGTCTTGAAAGATATCACTATCAATATATTGGTCAAGAATATCCCACAGATATTGAGTGGGACAAAGAACATATTAAAATCTTCACACTTGATATTGAAACAACTTGTGAAAATGGTTTTCCTGATGTAGAAAATCCTATTGAAGAGTTATTGTGTATCACAGTTAAAAATCAATCTAACAAACAAATTATTACATGGGGTGTCGGTAAGTTTATAACTGACCGTACAGATGTTACCTATGTACAATGTAAAGACGAAAAACAATTAATGTTTGAGTTTATGAAATTCTGGATTAAAAATCATCCAGATGTTATCACAGGCTGGAACACTAAGTTTTTTGATTTACCTTATTTGATGAACAGAATTAAACTGATTGCAGGTGATAAAGTTGCAAACAGAATGTCGCCTTGGAACATGGCGAATAGAGAAGAGATTAATGTAAGAGGTAGACCACAAACTGTTTACAATCTATATGGTATCGCCATGTTAGATTACCTTGACTTATATAAGTGGTTTATACCAACAAGACAAGAAAGTTATAAACTAGACTTCATTGGTGAACTAGAACTTGGTCGTGGTAAAGATGACGCAGGATTTGATACATTTAAAGATTGGTACACTAAAGACTTTCAATCATTTGTTGATTACAATATTCAAGATGTTGAAATTGTTGACGCATTGGAAGATAAACTAGGTCTTATT